GTTGGTCACCATGCCCGGCGGCTGGAAGATGAGCCAGCTGCAAGCGGAGCAACCGGCTACCACCTACGCCGAGTTCAAGCACGAGATTCTTAACGAGATCGCCCGCTGTCTCAACATGCCGTTCAACGTCGCGGCGTGCAACAGCAGCGGTTACAACTACGCGTCCGGTCGGCTCGACCATCAGACCTACTTCAAGGCGATTCGCGTCGAGCAGGCCCACCTTGAAGCCGTTGTTCTCGATCGCATCCTCGCGGCCTGGTTCGACGAGGCGGCTCTGATCCCCGGATTACTGCCCGTCGGCTTGGGGCCGCTCGCCGGCTGGCCGCACCAGTGGTTCTGGGACGGGCACGAGCACGTCGATCCCGCTAAGGAGGCCGCCGCCCAGGCGACCCGCCTAGCCAACCTGACCACCACGCTCGCCGACGAGTACGCCCGCCGTGGTCTCGACTGGGAGGCCCAGCTGCGGCAACGCGCCAAGGAGATTGCGCTTATGCAGGAGTTGGGCCTGACCCTGGCGCAGGCCCAACCATTTATCGACCACGAAGAGGAATTCGATGATGACATCGACACGTCGGACGACTGACGACAACCCGCCGCGTCAACTGCGGCTGGAAGGTACGGCGGCTCTCGACCTGGAGGCCGCCGCCGAGGACGGGGCGACCTTGCCCCGCTTTCGCATGGTCGCCTACACCGGCACGCCGATGCGCGTGGCGGGCTGGCGGTACCCGATCGTCATCGACCTGGCCGGGCTGTCGATCCCGTCGCAGGCTCGACCGATTCGCTTCGGCCACGACCCGCTGTCCGGCGTCGGCCACACCGACGCAGTGCGGGTCGAGGACGGACAACTGGTCGCCACGGGGGTCGTCTCCCGCGACACCCCGGCGGCCCGCGAGGTCGTGACCTCGGCCCGCAATGGCTTCCCCTGGCAGGCCTCGGTCGGGGCAGGCGTCGAGGAGTTCGAGTTCGTTAAAGAGAACCAGACGGTGTTGGTCAACGGTCGCACCTTCGCCGGCCCGCTGAACGTCGTCCGTAAGGCCACGCTCGGCGAGATCAGCTTCGTCGACCTCGGGGCCGACGGGAACACCTCGGCCAGTGTTGCCGCATCTCAACCACACCAGGAGGCGTTTATGCCAGACATTAATCATGATCATAATAATGAATCGCCTGCCACTCAGGCGATCATCCGCGCAAAAGCAGAGCGTCAGCGAATCGATACGATCCGCGCGCTCGTCGAGGAGGCGGCCAGCAATCGTTACGCCGACATGGATGCCCTGGAGCAGATCGCGGCCCAAGCGGAATCCGAGGGCTGGGACGCGCAGCGGACCGAGCTAGCGATCCTGCGTGTGACCCGCCCGCGTGCGCCGATTGCGCGTGATCGATCGGACCGCCCGAGCCAGCAGGTGCTCGAGGCCGCGCTCTGCATGGCAGCCGGAGTCAGCGACGAGACCCTGGCCCGCGACCGAGACTACGGCGAGCAGGTCGTGTCGGCGGCCTGGCAGCATCGACGCCGAGGCCTGCGAGGGATCCTCGCCCTGGCCCTCGAAGCGGGCGGCATCCGTGTGCCACATGGTGGCCGAGAGTTTTACGAGGCACTGGTTACTCACCAGCGCATCGAGGCGGCCGGGTTTAGCACGGTGAATCTGCCGGGTATCCTCGGCAATGTCGCCAATAAGATGTTGCTGGACGCGTTTACCTCGGCGCCTGGGACGTATGAGACGATCGCGGCACAAGAAGATTTCAGCAACTTCCATCAGCATCAAATCTATCGACTTGATGCGACCGGCAACTTTGACAAGGTTGCCGACGGCGGCGAGATCAAGCACGGTGCGCTCCAAGAATCGGAGTACACCAACAAGCTCAACACATACGGCATGATGTTGACGCTCACTCGTCAGCAAATCATCAACGATGAATTGTCGGCATTTCGTTCGCTCGTCGGCCAGCTGGGCCGCCGTGCAAAGATCGCGATCGAGCGAGCGCTCTACGCCGTGGTGATGGAGGCGACGGATACGTTTTACACGGCTGCGCGGGGCAACCGGCTAACCAACGCGGCTCTCGGCATCACGTCGCTTGGCTCAGCACGATCCGCCCTGGCCAAGATGCAAGACGCGAACGGCGACCCGCTCGCAACGGCTGGCCGGTACCTGCTGGTCCCGACCGAGCTCGAACCGTTGGCGATGCAAATCTATACGTCTGTTACACTCAATGAGACTACCACAGTCGATAAGCCGCGACCCATCAACAATCCTTACGTCAATCGCTACGAGCCAATCGGCAGTCCGTACCTCTCGACCGGCACGGGTAATGGCCAGTCGCCGACGACCTGGTATCTCCTGGCTGACCCTGCCGTGCTGCCTGCCTTCCAAATCGCATACCTGGACGGCCGTCGGCAGCCGGTCGTGGAGACGGCGGACGCTGAGTTTAGCACGCTCGGTATGTCCATGCGGGCATACTGGGATTTTGGCGTTGCAAGGATTGACCATCGAGGAGCGGTCAAGGCTACCGCATAACGGGAGGTTACACCTATGGTTATCTTCATTCATGACGGCGACACCATTGACCACACTCCGACGGCGGACGTAGCTGCCGGGGCTGTGGTCGTCCAAGGCAATCTGGTCGGCGTAGCTAAGCAGCCGATCAAGGCCGGCGAGCTTGGGGCATTGGCCGTTGTCGGTGTGTTCGACTTCCCGGTCGCGTCACTGACCGGCTGGGCGGTGGGCGATACGGCGTATTGGGACGCTACGGCGCAGGTCGCCACCGAGACCCAGACCGGCAACAAGCTGCTGGGCAAGGCAGTGCTGGTGGACTCGCGGCCGGGCAGCCCGCACGTTCGCATCCGGCTGAGCCAGTGAGGACGCCATGTCCGACCTCTTGCGGACCGGCTCCGACTGGCTCGCCGAGATGCTCAAGGAGCATGCCTCGCGGCCGGTCGCGTATCGGCGCGGGACCGACGAGGTTACGGTGCAAGCCACCATCGGCCGGACGCTGCTAAAGCTGGACGACGGGTTCGGCGGCGTGCGGATGGAGTGGACCGATCGCGACTTCCTGATCCACGCCGCCGATCTGGTGCTCGACGGCAACGCGGTCTTGCCGGAGCGGGGAGACGTGATCCGCGAGACGCAGGGCGGGAAGGTGTTCGTGTACGAAGTGATGGCTCCGGGCAAGGAGCCCGCGTGGAAGTGGTCGGACGTGTTCCGTAAGGTGCTGCGGATTCATACCAAACAAGTGGGAGTTGAGTGATGCTCGAATTGATGCGACAACTGCTCGGCATGTACCGCCAAGACCCCGCCGGGCTTCGCGAGGCTCTGCCGCTCCTCAAGGCGATCTTGCACTCCGACGCCCTGACCGAGATTGTTCGGGCCACCAAGTCCCCTATTGACGACGTGGTGCTGCGAGTGCTGCGTGCCCTGGTTCCCCAGGAGTGAGCCATGCCCGCAACCATCTTGGACCTGGCTGACGCCGTCGTTGAGCAGCTGAACACCACCCCGTTCAGCCAGCCGCTCGTCGCCGTGCGACACTACCAGCCGCTCTTCGAGCTTTCCGAGATGGCCGAACTGCGCGTCAGCGTGGTGCCACGATCGGTGGCGAGCAAGGCGTTAGACCGTGGCCGGGACGACTTCGACTTCAAGATCGACGTGGCAGTGCAACGCAAGGTCGAGCCGAGCAAGGAGAACCTCGATGCGCTCATGGAACTGGTGGAGGAAATCGCCGACCACCTCCGCTCACACCGGCTGGTCAGCTTCCCGCAGGCCCGCTGCATCGAGGTGGCCAACGAGCCGGTCTATGCGATGGAGCACCTCGAGGAGTTCCGTCAGTTCACCAGCGTCCTCACGCTGACCTATCGTGTGTGGAGGTGAGCCGTGATCACGATGACCTTCCAAGCCGCTAAGCAGGGGTTCTTCGACCGGGACAAGGTGAAGAACGCGGTCGACGCCGGCACGCGGCGGGTGCTGTCACGGTTTGGAGCATTCGTGCGGACGCGGGCCAAGACCTCGATTCGCAAACGCAAAGGCACCAGCCCGCCCGGCAGCCCGCCGTACTCGCACGTCGGCCTGCTGCGGAAGTTTATCCTGTTCGCCTACGACCCGACTCGGAAGTCGGTCGTCATCGGGCCGACCCTGATTCGCGCAGGATCGGAGGCCCCGCGATTGCTCGAATACGGCGGCGAGGCGGTCCGCCGCACCAAGACCAAGACACGCCGGCTCCGCTACCGCCCCCGGCCGTTCATGGGGCCGGCCTTCGAGGCCGAGCAAGTTCGGCTGCCCGCTCTGTGGAAAGACTCTGTCCGTTGAGGAGACTAACTTATGGCAGTGAAACTCGGGCTCGACGCCAAGCTGTACCGCAACACGGGAACATATTCTTCGCCTACCTGGAACGACATCCCTAACGTCAAGGACGTGACCCTGAACCTGGAGGCCGGCGAAGCCGACGTGACCACGCGCGGCAACAACGGCTGGCGCGCTACGGTCGCCACGCTCAAGGACGGGTCGATCGAATTCGACATGGTCTGGGACACGGCCGACACCGACTTTGCCGCTATCCGCGATGCGTTCCTCAACCGCACCGCAATCGAGTTTGCGGTGATGGACGGCAATATCACTGTCGCCGGATCGCAAGGCCTGCGAGCCACTTGCATGGTCACCAAGTTCAGCCGCAGCGAGCCGCTCGAACAAGCCATCATGGTCAGCGTAACCATCAAGCCAACTTATTCGGCCAATGCTCCTAGCTGGTTGGTTGTTTCCTAAGGAGTATTTATGCGTGTTTTTTCAGATTACGAAAATCGCACCTGGGTGGTGGCTATTAACGTTGCCGCCGTCAAACGAGTGCGCGGCCTGGTCGGCGTCGATCTGTTGGCGCTGGTCAACGAAGGCATGGAGCCTCTGAGCCGTCTGTTGGCCGATCCGGTTCAGCTGGCCGATGTCTTGTACTGCCTGTGCAAGGACGAGGCCGACGCTCGCCAGGTCAGCGACGAGGACTTTGGCCGGGCGCTGTACGGCGACGCCATTGGCTGGGCGGCCGAGGCGTTCGTCGAGGAACTGTTCGATTTTTTCCCCGACGCCCGAGCGCGGGTGGGCATGCGAAAAGTCCTGGAGATGAGCCATCGCCTGAAAGCCAAAATGATGGACCAGGCAGAGCAGGCGCTCGACCAGCTGGACCTGGACAGCCTGGCGCAGCAGCTGATGTCGACCCCTGGTCGATCATCGACGAGCTTGCCGGAATCGTCGGGGTCAACCCCGACCCGTTCACTCTCCGCAGCCTCGTGACCATGGCGACCGCGCGCAACCGCGCAGAGTGGCAACGCACCGCAACACTTATGGCCTTGATAGCTAATTGTCATCGAGATCCAAAGAAAACACGAGCGTTTGCTCCGGAAGATTTTCTTGAACAAAAAACCAATGATGTTAAGCCTATCAAAGCAAGTATTGATGTGTTGCGGGCATTCGTTGAGCAGTGAGATGCAAACATGTCGACGGCAAGCGGAATTCGAGCAGGTGCTGCCTATGTGGAGCTAGGCGTCAAGGACAGCCGCCTCATCAAAGGTCTTGATGCGGCTGCCAAGAACCTGAGTGCGTTCGGCGCAAGCATCACCACGATTGGCGCTCAAATTGCCGCGCTCGGTGCAGCTGCCGCTGTTCCTTTGTTTGCTCTCACCCAACAAGCGGGGAGCTTGGCCGACTCCTACGACAAGATGTCCGCGCGCACCGGAATCTCGACCGAAGCCCTGTCGCAGCTTGGATTTGCGGCCGAGCAGTGTGGCAGCAATTTGGCCGAGCTAGAGCTTGGTCTTAAATCGATGCAGCGAGCTATCGCCATTGGGGCAGCAGGCCCGGGCCTAGCCGGTCTGTCAGGTGATCAGCAGTTTGCGATCCTCGCCCAGAGGATTGCGAGCATCGAGGATCCTGCCCGGCGCACCGCTGAGGCCATAAAGATTTTCGGCCGGTCCGGTAACCGATTAGTGCCGCTGCTGTCCGAGGGAGCCGAGGGGGTGGCTAGGCTGCGCGCAGAGGCCGCCGCGCTCGGCTTGACCATGAGCCGCGAAGCGGCAACCGCAGGTGCCAAATATGCAGACGCCTGGAATCGTATGCAGCGTGTGCTGCGCTCGACCTGGATGGCGATCGGTGGCGCATTGGTTCCGGCACTCACCGATTTGCTGGACAGAATTCTACCTGTCCAACTGGCAGTCATCGACTGGGTGCGCGCCAATGGGTCACTGGTGAGTTCTGTGGCGATGGTATCTGCGGGCCTGCTAACAGCGGGCGGTGCTTTGATCGCGCTTGGTATTTCTGTCTCATCGTTAGGCGTTTTAGTATCAACATTTGCTAGTGGGCTTGGCTTGCTTGGGACATTGCTAGGCGTGGTGATCAGTCCGGTAGGGCTGCTGGTGTCTGCTTTGGTGGGGCTTGGAGCGGCCTGGGCGACGATGACCGAGAGCGGCAAAACGGCCTTGGCTACGCTGTCCGGCCGTGGCAAAGAGGCTCTCGGCACGTTGGCGGGCGGATTTCAGCTACTGTATGCGCAGTTTATGGAGGTCTGGGGTGGGATACTGCAGGCCATTCGCGCAGGCAGGCTAGAGCTTGCTTTCGAGATCGCCGCAGCGGCAATCGTCAAAGTATGGTATGAAGCCATGCTCGCACTACGCAAAGCATGGAATTCAACCATTGATAGCTTTGTGAAAACCATACAAGCCAACCCATGGATTCTCCCGCTTATTGGAGCGGCGGCGGGCGGTTCAGTGGGTGCAGTCCTTGGCCCCAAGGGCATCGTGGTCGGCGGTGCGATCGGCGCAGGGGCCGGTATCGGCGCGACGCTGCGAGCAGAGGAGCTTGGCGACCAGCTGCGAGTCTACACGCTCGCGGCGGAGATGCGCCTCGCGGACGCTCAGCGCAGGTTAGAGGAGCTACTCGCCCAGGCGCGGGCATTGCCGCCACGAGCGACGCCTTCCGGCGCGCCCGGCAAATACCCCACGGCCGCCGAACTGCAGGCGACCCTGCAAGGCGCACGCGGCTCCTTCAATACACCTTTTGCGGCCCAACAACTTGGCCTAAGCGACCAAGTTAAAAAGCAAGAAGATTTGCTTAACGATTTATTAGGCGAAGTCAAGCAATTTAAGGAGCTGGTTCGTGGAGGGTTATCGTTCCAATGATCACCCTTACCGAGCGAAACACATCAAGACAAGTACGTTACGGAGTGACAGGAGGGAGCGAGACTCTGCTGTACACGGCCTCCGGCTCGTCCGATCAGGCGGCTGTGTATGCGGCCGTGCTCGCTAACACTCCGACTGTCTGGGATGGATTCGTCCGCCGAGAGGTGCGCCTCCGGCCGATGGGGGACGACGCCCACTGGGAGGTCGAGGTAGAGTACGGCACTCTGGGACAGGATGGCACGCTGGACCCGGTCGGCACGATACCAAATTTGACTAGCCCTGCTCCGTCCTCGCTGACGGAGCCGCTGCTGGGCGGCTATTCTTTTGATCTAACCGCCGAGACGGTGCGTATCACGCAGTCGCTGCGCACTGTCGGTCGCGTGGCAGCAGGCCCGCCAGAAGCTGCAGGCGTCACCTTGGCAGTAGTCGTCACGCCGCTGACTGTCACGCCTGCGCCGGACACGGTGTCGGCAGACCAGGTTGGCCAGACGTTGTGGATCACCGGCGGGCCACCCGCCTGGGTACGAGGAGGCTATCGCATCGTAGCCGTAGACGTGCCTAACAATCGCTGGACCCTTGATCGATCGCCTGCGCCTCTTGGCACGATCAACGGCCAATGGACACTGCTACCACAAGCGCCAAATTACCAGGGCGCAATTGGCGTTAATGATGACAGGATCGATGGCGCAGATATTTTCGGGCCTCGGTTTGAATGGTCTCGCACGGTATCATTACCAATAGTGACACGCGCCTATTTGATCACGCTGAGAAACCTTACCGGCACCAAGAATTCAAGGCGCTTTTATGGCTCGCAACCAGGCGAGGTGCTGTATCTTGGCGCGACCGGCACATACACGCTAGGCGAGCGATGGAGCGTCACGCATCGCTTTGCGGAGAGAGCCAACCAGGTTGACCTGGTGATCACTCCTAATCTGACCATCCCGCTCAAGCGGGGCTGGGAATATCTCTGGGTGCGCTATCTGCCCGAGGTGGTGGACGGCCGAGTCCTGCACCGAGCGGCCGCCGCTTACCTGGAGGATGTGATCCCCGACGGTGACTTTGCCCTGATCGGGATAGGAGAGTGAGATGGACCCGCTCAAGCCTGTCCAGCCTGGAACGCCCGTCGGAAGAGCATTACATGCTCAGACGTTTAATCTTTTGCTGGATGCTGCGCAGCTGGCGCGGGGCCTGCGAGGCCAAGAGGTCGGCTCTGCTCCGGCGGGACTGCTGGATGTGCAGCCTTGCACGACCGTCTGGGTTCGAGCACATGCAGATCTACCGATCGGTAGCGTGCTGTCGTTGGCTGGTGTTGCTGCCTGGGATCCCGAGGCGGACGCCACCACGGCAGCACGTCGTCCGGCGTTTGACAGTGCGGCCCCAGCCATCGGCAAACCCTGCGTGATCCTGCAAGAGCCTGCCCTCGAAGGGCAGCTAGCGCGGGCGGCGATCTCGGGCGCAGCGCTGGTCCGGCTGATCGTCGACTCCGACACTCCTTATCCTTACGCCGTCGTTCAGCATGGCGAGACAGGCTCGCTCCTCAACGCCCCGGCAGGAGCGGCCCGCGTCCTGTGGGTGGAGGATAGTGATGAGACTGAGCGCTGGGCGGTGGTCAGGCTAGGTGACTCGACAGCCCAGACTCCAGTCTGGGCTAGGGCGCTAACATCAGAGCCTGACGATAACGGCACTTATATATCGATTGTTCAGTGGTGGATTCAACCTGACCAAGACGAGCCACCCACATGGCAGAGCTTCGATTTGATTCGAGCTAAACCGGCCAACGACGAGACACCCGATACCAGCAAACGGTACTTGTGTACACCAACGAGCGTCGTATCCGATGATGGTCTGCCGGTGTATGTCATGGACATTTCTTGCTGCGGCGTTGATCCGCCGCCCGATCCGCCGCCCGATCCGCCGCCCGATCCGCCGCCTAACACGACATTCATCGAGTCCTGCTGTGGCCCGCAGTCGCGACGACAGCGCGTGCAGTTAGTGTTCTCCGAACCGGGATATGTGTCCAGTTTCCGAGAGACCTGCATGCCTGGATACCCCGATGTGATCGAAGGATACATTGAGTGGGACGACGCGTGGAATGCGTGGCAGGGCTACATTCAGCACACCCACAATGGCATCACGGTCACTCTTTATGTGTATATCAGTTGTGCAGAAAATATTTCCCTGATGGTGCCGTACTGGACGCTGGCCATCACGGGCATGCAGCAGGGGCCGATCTGCAATTCGAGTTTCTTGGGAGTGCGCAGCAACAACTGGAGCTATCTTGCCGAGACGGTCTGCAATCCGTTGTGCGCCCAAATTGCTTTGTGGCCAGGCTCATTTGATGTCGGGCGACTCCGGATTGGCAGCGGCTGCCCGGCTTTGCCTGTTGGCGATCCTCCCTCCGGATGCTGCCCAACGTCTACAGTGTGGTGCGCCGACCTCTCCGCCATGCCCAATTTGGGAGCAGGCAATTGCAATGGCGGAGCGCAGGCATACACGTTTAATCATAAATTTGATTGTGTATGGGAAGCTATTGGAACAAATGGCTGGACCGCTCTATTTGACCCAAGTATTTCTTATGTTGAGTTTTACCGAAACGGAGCATTCCGGGCAAGCTACTTAGGTGAGCCTGTAACGGACTGCAGCGCTCCTTTAGTGATGTCGCGGTTTGAAGAGCTAACGTCTGCAGATGCGTGCGATTGGCCGCAGCAGCTGACCTTCAGCCTTGGAGCTTGTGGTGAGGGGCCGCCACCACCACCGCCGCCACCGCCGCCACCGCCACCGCCACCGCCGCCGCCGCCGCCTACGACGTTCTGCTTCCCGGGCGCGAACTTTGGCGTGTGTGGCTCCTTCCCGGCGGCTACGCTGATTCCAGACCCTCCACACGGATACTCTTGGACAAACGGTGTACAAGAGATTACTATTGATGTTACAGGCAACACAGCAAATATGTCAATTTATGACGGCACAGTAGATGTGCAATACAGTTGCAACAACTGGAGTGAAACAACAGGAGGCACTTTTGTTGATCCTGCTGGTGTTCCTCCGTGCACGTTCCCGGGTTCAATCGTAATTACGCCAGGGCCATGCCCATGACACCTGAACAAAAACGAGAGGAATTCCAGCGGCGCATCGCTCAGCAGGCGCACCTGCTCGCGGTGACCGACCGCCTCAGGCCCTGCAGGCATCGAGGTGAGGCGACCGGCGAGACAGGCGGGTGTCGCTCCTGCGGAGGCGTGCGACAGGTGCCTCTGTACGCCTGCGCTGTGCATGGAACGTGCTCCCTGTGGGAGCCGACGGACAGGACCGAGCACTACTGTGGACGATGTCCAGAGAGGGAGGCATAATGAGTGTACTGAAATATAAACTTGGCTCAATTGCTACCATCCTTGACACAGGCTTAAACAGCCTGGCCAATAACAACAACGTGGTCAGCAACGCCTACGACAACACGCAAGGGGCTGCTGGAGACGGCTACACCATGGCCGACCTGGAGTTGGTTGTGCAGTTTGGCACTTCGCCTGTGGCGAATTCGAGCGTTTCGGTGTGGTTTCTCAGCGCACCAGACGGCACAAACTACGAGGACGGCTCATCGTCGGTGACGCCTGCGCGTGGTCCGGATGCGGTTTTCCCGGTGCGGCAGGTGACGAGTTCGCAGCGCATCGTCCGCCGGGTCGTCCTCCCTCCGGGGGTGATTCAGTTTTTGGTCCGCAATGACGCCACGGGCCAGGCCTTTGCGAACAGTGGCAACACCCTGAAATTGCGTCCTGTGACACCGGAGGCCGTATAACGTGAGCCAGCACGGTCTACTTTGGACAGGAGCACCAATCGAGACCGGCCACCCACTCAACCACGGGCTGGTCGGCTGGTGGAGCGGTTTGGCACCGCTTGGGGGCGGACCACGTTTCGTGGACCTCTGCGGCGTTGCTCATGGCACGCTGACCTCCTTTGCCACCTCGACAGCCGCTTGGGTGCGCTCACCCCTGTTTCCTGGCCTGGCTCTCGAAGCGACAAATACCTTGGCACACGTGCGATGTGCCGGTAACAACCGATTCAACACCCCGAATGCCCCGTTTGCATGGTCGTTCTGGGGCAAATGGCCAAGCCCATCGTTAGGCGGATTTTTTATCGCGAAGACGACCGGGAGCGTAGGTGCGGACATCCTCGTCAATGGAAACAACCTAGGAAATAACAGCATTACGATTCGGCTGTCAAATACTGATGGCGCACGATGGATTAACTCTCAGGTCGGCTCTAACACTTGGATCCATTATGTTTTCATTCGAAATCAAGGCGGAACGCGTCTTTACACCAACGGCATTTTGCAAGACACAAGAACCCACAATGTCAACCTAAATAACACATCAGCGCCGCTTAATTTCTTTGGGAGAAACAATTCTGGCAACACTCAGGTCGGCGCAGGCATTGCGGATGTGCGCATCCATCAGTTCGCAGACGTAAGCAGTCCTTTCACAGGCGCCCCCGACCGTTGGGCGTACGAGTCTTATGATTCGGCGAGACGTGGCCACCTCGATTTGCTTCGCTGGGTGCGACCTGCGACATGGTTTGTGCCTGAATCGGCTCCACCGCCTGCAACCAATCGACGACGACGAATCCTCATCTGTGGAGGTGCCGCATGATCGCGCGCCAGTCTACCGCACGCACCTACACCCTTGGGCCAATCCTCGATGCCAATGGGGTTGCCGTAACAACCGAATCGGTCGGCAATCTGCGCGTCAGCAAAAACGGTGGTACTCCCGTCACGCTCAACGGCGGAGCCACGCTGACGCATCAGTACACAGGACACTACCTGCTAGCCCTCACGGCGAGCGACCACGACACGGCGGGTATCGTTGAGATCTCGCTCGACAGTGGCGCCAACGCCTGCCCGGTGCTGCGCATCGTCGTCGTGTCGCAGACGGTCTACGATGCTCTCTACGCTTCGGGGGCTACAGGGCTGCTACCGGCGAACGTCGTGCAAGTAGCCGGTCAAACGGCCAGCGCGGCGGCTGGGGTGAGTTTCCCCGCAGTGATCGGCACCAGCACCCTGGACGCGGCAGGGGTGCGCTTGGCGGTCGGCCTGGCCTCGGCCAATCTCGACACGCAACTGAGCAGCATCCCCACAGCGGCTGTCATTGCCAGTGAAGTGGACACCGTGCTGACAGCGGCGCATGGGTCGGGGTCGTGGCAGACTGGTACAGGCGGCGGCACAGACTGGACTGCCGACGAACGCGCGGCGATTCGCACAATCCTGGGTGTGCCACTGTCGGGTACGACGCCGGTCATGCCCACCGAAGGCGTACTCGACGCCATCAGAGACCAAGTGCTCCCGCTGACCTACACCGTTCCGAATCGCGTCGACGCAAGCGCGACGGTCACCGTGGGACCGGAAACAGTAGATGAGATCGCCGAGGGCGTGGTCGGCAGGCTAGGCTCAGCCACGGTCCGGCTCGTCTCTCCGCTTACGCCGGATGGAGGACTGATCACCATACTGCGGGGCGACGACTACCATGTCGCCGACCGCCAAGTGTACGAGTGGACCGAGGAGGCCGCAGGCTGGCCGGTGCTTACCGACGCATCCATCGAGCTACGGCTCAACGAGGGCGGTCCAGTGATTGCAGGGTCCGTACTCGTCGACACGGGAAGCGAAAAAAAGGTGCGCGTCGAGATCACACGCGCACAATCTCTCACAGCCCAATCAGGCATTTTCCGCCTTGTAGCAATCCTCCACCCATCAGGGCGTGAAGTAACGCTCAAGCGAGGCAAAGTAATTACTTTGTGGTAGACAATGGATAAACACATGCAACCAGATAATGTGCAGTTGGTTCGCCCAGCACCAATCAAGATTGATGCTGAAAACGCAATAAAAGAAATAAAAGATATTCTGTCCAAGCCAATACGTTTCGAGCTAGATGCAGTCAAAACGATTGCGCAGGCCGAGCGCCTGGCTGATCGGCTGGAAAGCCAGGCGGTTTCCGCTGCCTGGTGGGCGGGCTGCGGTGCAGGCGGCCTGTCTGTCGGAGGGGTCGTGCTGGTGGTTGCAATAATCGCATCAATACTGGGGAGGGCTAAGCGATGAGACGAGCTTTTATGTGTCT